AGTTATTTGCGACAAACAATTGACGAAAAGAATGACTACGGGACATTTAGTTTGTCATTCGCTTATGTGATTGCGAAAGAGGTTGTTGAATCAATGGAAGTCATGGGGTATGATATTGAAGGTAACCCAGACACTGTTTTTGATATTGTGAGTATTGTCGAATCAATCAGAGCACTATTTCATCGTGCCAGCAAACAAGATTATGCATTCCAAGCAGTTGCTGATACAGTATTTGATATAGACGATCCTCGTGAAGCGCTTGATAATATTTTAGATGCAATAAGAAAGGAACCTTTTCCAGAATGATACATGAATTTTTAAATGTGTTAGATAGTCAAGAGTGTGAGACATTGATTGATGCTTTCGAGAACAATCAAGATTTACACGAACGATTTGATAACGATAATAAACCAAGTTTCACGCAACTCAATCTAACCGACAACAAAATTGAACCAGATTTGCATGCTGTTATAGCAGATAAGATTCTAAAAATGCTTGAAGTGTACAGAATGAATAATAAAACACTTCCTGTATCATATTCATTAGAGCAATTAAGAATCAAGAAGTATAATCCTGATAGTGATCAGTTTGATTGGCACATTGATGTTCTTGATCACCTATCAGCAATCAGAGCAGTTGCTGTGCAAATATATCTTAACACTGTTGATGAAGGCGGAGAAACAGTGTTTAAAGTGCAAACAAATGAAAAGATGATTAAACCTGTAGCAGGAAATGGGTTTTGTTTCCCTCCTATGTGGATGTTCCCTCACTGTGGGAAAAAGACAAAATCTCAACCAAAATATATTTTGACGAGTTATATGCACTATTCGTAACATTGATATATAATTATATGATAATGAAAAATAATGGAGTAAGTTATGATCCTGGTAGATCTTAATCAGGTAATGATTTCAAATCTGATGGCACAGATAGGTAATCACACTGATGCGAAACTGGATGAAAGTATGCTAAGGCATATGATCTTAAACACACTACGATACAATCGACAGAAGTTTCACAACGAATTTGGTGAACTTGTCATTTGTGCTGATGATAGGAACTATTGGCGTAGACAACTGTTCCCGTACTACAAAGCGGCACGAAAGAAAAGTCGTGAAGATTCAGAGATGGATTGGTCGTCAATATTCAACTCTCTTAACAAGATTCGTGAAGAATTAAAAGAGTTCTTTCCTTACAAAGTAATTCAAGTCGAAACTGCTGAAGCAGATGATATTATCGGTGCGATTGTTCACTTAGAAGGTCGTGATTTAAACATCGGTGAACCTATCTTGATTCTATCAGGCGATAAGGATTATGTTCAGTTGCACAAATACGCAAACGTCAAGCAATATGATCCAACACGTAAGCGATGGATTCGACACGCTGATCCAGAAGAGTTCTTGTACGAACACATTGTACGTGGTGATGCGTCTGATGGTGTGCCTAACGTATTGTCTGCTGATAACTGTTTTGTAGTCAATACAAGACAGAAACCAATCACTAAGAAACGTCTTGCGGAGTGGAAATCAACAGAAAACCGCAACGAAGATGTACAACGTAATTTCAAACGGAATGAAATGCTTGTAGATTTATCAATGATTCCCGAAGATATTAAAAATGAAGCAATTGATAAATACAAAAGTGATGATGTAAATGATAGAAGTCAACTTCTTAATTATTTCATCAAAAATAGATTAAGACATTTAATGGAAAATATACAGGAATTTTAAAATGAGTACAACATTAGGTATGGGCGAGATTGTAAATGAAGCAATCAAAATCCAAAAGAAAGTAGATAAAGTTGCATACTTGAAGCAGCACAATTCAAAAGAACTCAGAAACATTTTGAAACTTATGTATGATAAAAGTTTAGAGTTCAATATTCCGAATAGTGCACCGCCTTATACGCCAACAGAGCATCCTGACACACATGGTGCATTGTATCGTGAAGCAAGAAAGTTGAAGTATTTTGTGAAAGGTTTTGGTGGCGATGATTTGCCTCAAGCAAAGCGTGAAAACATTTTTATTGAAATGCTTGAGAGTGTTCATCCAACCGATGCAGAATTGTTAGTTAAAATGATAGCACAAAAACCATTAAAGGGTTTGCCTGCATCAGTCATTAACGGATTGTCTCCAGGTTTAGTTCCTGAGAAACCATCCAAGAAAGGTCAGCAAGAAACAGAAGAAGAGTAGTAACTATGTCAAAAAAGAAAGGATTTCGTGATTGGTACGAAGAGTCAGAACCTTCCGAACGATTTAAGAAAACTGATTCAAAGCGATACGATAAGAAACGAAGTGCAATACAAAAGGCTAGAAAACAAAAGGCGAAACAAAAAAGTTCATATTTCGGGTAAAACCGGTTGACAATTTCGCTCAGTGTGTTATAATACATACTGAAATGAGAAATTAAGGAAAAATATGAAAGATAAAGTTATTCTAGTAGATTGTGACGGTGTTTTACTCGATTGGGAGTATTCGTTTGATCAATGGATGAAAAGACACGGTTACGAGATCGCCGTTGATGGTCCTTATCAAATGAAAGAGAAGTATGGCATGGCAGAAAAAGACATAAAACGTCTGATTCGCATGTTTAACGAAAGTGCGACAATTCGCAAACTTCCTCCTCTAAGAGACGCTATCAAATACGTTAAAAAATTGCACGAAGAACATGGTTATATCTTCCATTGTGTTACCAGTTTGAGCAATGATCAATATGCTCAGCACCTAAGAACAAAGAACCTGATTGAAATGTTTGGTCCTTCTGTGTTCGAAAAATACACTTATCTAGATACGGGTGCTGACAAAGACGAAGCACTTGCTGAGTATAAAGACACGCAATGTTATTGGGTTGAAGATAAGATCAAAAACGCTGAGGTCGGTTACGATTTAGGTTTGAGATCATTACTTGTTAAACATACTCATAACGAAGATTATTCTAACAGTAAAATCCCAGTATTGAAAAACTGGAAAGAAATCTACAATACTATTGTATAAATAATGTTGATGGATTATAAAGGCGATCCATTTTGGGCGCCTTTTTTATAGGAGCAAATAATGCCAATTTATGATTTTAAAAATACTGAAACGGGTGAGATTGAAGAGAATAGGATTATGTCTATTTCTCAACGAGAGCAATATTTGAAAGATAACCCACATATGACACCACATATATCCCAGGCACCACCATTGGGAGACCCGATCAAATTAGGTGTGACTAAAACACCTGATAGCTTTAATGATCTTTTAAAGACAATAAAGAAAGAAACATCGAAAGGGAGTGACAAGTCAACAATTAATACTAGATAAGGATACTAATGCCTGCAAACAATCAAGCAACACGATTAACAAAAAAACAAAAAAGAGTATTGAAGCAACAGGGAGTATTAGATAGAGATAACAATTTAGCATTTGGATCAGGGTTCAACATAACAGCGCAGATCAAACCAAAGACGATAAATCAAAAGGTTGCACTGGATGCTTGGAGAGATGGACATAACCTGATGATGCATGGAATAGCAGGAACTGGTAAAACATTCCTCGCATTGTATTTCAGTATTACGGAATTACTTGAAAAGAATTCGCAGTATAAAAAGATTTATATTGTTAGGTCAGTTGTCCCATCAAGGGATATGGGATTTCTACCTGGCAATGCCAAAGAAAAGACAAAGGTTTACGAAGGACCTTATTACGATATTTGTACTAAACTCTTCGGAAGAGGTGACGCTTACGAGATCCTCAAACAACGAGGCAACGTAGAATTTATATCAACATCATTTCTACGTGGATCAACATTCGATGATTGTATCATTGTTGTTGATGAGATGCAGAATATGAATGATCAGGAACTGCACACCGTTATGACAAGGGTAGGCGAGAATTGTAGAATCATATTTGCTGGTGACGTAAAACAAGATGACTTAACATCAGAACGATTTAAAGAATCATCTGGATTGAAAGAGTTTATGTCGATCATTGAAAATATGAAAGAGTTTAAGTTTGTTGAATTTCATAGGGAAGATATTGTACGGAGTGATCTTGTCAAATCGTACATCATAGAACGAGATAGATTGGGGTTGTAATGCCAGGAGTTACACGACAAGGTTTAGACAAGCAAGCAGGACATCCATGCCCGTCTATACCTACGGCTCATGGTCCTCAAACTTATACTTCCGCAGGACAAAGTAAAGTGTTTTCTGATGGCGCACTTGTAGTAAATAAAAATGGTAGTGCTTTTTGCGGTGATCCTGTAGATGAGGTATCAAGTAAAGTTTTTGCAGGATTTACAGTTAACGAACAGGGCGGCCAGACTCCATTGGGTGTTCATCGATTAGGTGATGCGACTGTTGGCGAAGGATGTTTCAACCCATCTACATCTGCAGGAGGTTCATCAAAAGTTTTTGCTGACGATGCAACTGTTCCTGAAGTTGTAACTTATCCTTATCAAGATCAAGACGGCGATGGAATCATTAACATGGAAGATGAGTTTCCGTTTGATTTCGATAATGATGGTATTGAAGATATAAACGATGACGATGATGATAATGATGGAGTTCTAGATGTTAATGATGCTGATCCATTAGATCCGGATGTTCAGTAATGAGTTGGCCACAAAATCCTGATTGGGCAACAATATTACCGAAAATACCTGTTGCAACTGCCGCTCCTAATGCTGATACAAGTGATTTAGATAGCGATACAGACACAGACAGTTTTATATTGGCGGCATGGGCATCGATTTTTGGGACATGGCCAGGATCTGTTCCGATGGATTTGATGACACTTACATTTAATATTGAAAGTGGTGCATCGGGAACAACACCTATCAATATTATGACTACAAGTTCGGCGGCAGGATTTACTTTTGATGGACAAAATCATACTGTAAATTTAGACGGGGCATCAACAGTTAATATACCTAGCGTATCGTCTACGACTCAACATGTTTATGTTTCATCTAGCACAAAGTCAGCAGACGGAACACAAGCAATTGTAACGATAAGTTATAATAGTGATGACACAACTGTAACGGGTCTTGGGTTACGCATACACTATGATGATACTAAAATAGAATTAGCAGATGTGACAAACGTGTTTGAAACAGATTTGATTATAAGACCTGAATCGTCTGCAGGTGCTACTAGAGATCAATTGATAGCACAGGCATCACAAAGAGTTTTCCGGACAATGAATCCTCAAGAAATCACATTGTTCGATTATGTTGAAAACGGATATATACAAGATAACCCGAACGAAACAACAAGAGATAGTTATGTTGGAAACTATCAGTTCGGTGTTACAGGACCATAATTAACCAGGAATAACAAATGGCATTAACCAAAAGATCGGTAAAAGGTACATCATTAACATACGCAGAGATGGATGCGAACTTCACACATTTGGGTGGAGATGGTAGTTATGTGTTTCCTGCAACCGATGGAACAGCAAATCATGTTCTAGCAACTGATGGTAACGGACAACTTAGTTTTGTTGCTCAGAGTGGTGGCGGTGGAGGTATCGCACTAACTGATTTGAGCGTAGGTACAGAACAAGCAGCATCCGGTGATGGTGGTATCGGTTATGATAACACAACAGGTGTATTTACGTATGCGCCACCTGATCTTTCATCATACTTAACGACAGTTGCGTTTTCTGACCTGACAGGTAAACCAACAACGATTGCTGGTTACGGAATTACAGACGCTTTTGATGGTGCGACTTCAAGTTTGACAGGTAATATTGATCTTGCAACGCAAGTCACAGGAACACTACCTGTGGGCAACATGGCGGCAACCGCACTCACAACAGTTCAAACTGCTACAGACGAAACTGCACAATTAGCACTTACAGCAGAAGAAGGCGATGTTGTTGTTCGAACAGATGAAAACAAAACATATATGCACAACGGTGGATCTGCTGGAACAATGGCAGATTACACATTGCTTGCTACACCGACTGATGCAGTTACAAGTGTTGACGGAAACACAGGTGCGGTTACAACGCTACAATTAGGTACATCATCAACGACCGCACTCGCAGGTGACACAACATTTGCTTTCGCTGATATTACATCAAAACCCACAACCATTTCTGGTTACGGCATCACAGATGATATTGTCACATCTGATTCATCGATTGATGCACAGCCCGTAAAACAATTATATTCAAATCAATCCGCATTCCCTAGTGCATCTACTTGGCATGGTGCGCTTGCTCATAGTCACTCAGACGGAGCAATGTTCTTCGCTCATGGCGGATCATGGGTTCAGTTAGCAAACGATAGCGATATTCCAACTGCTGTTAGTTCGCTGACAAACGATTCAAACTATTTGACGACTGTTGCCTTTGCTGATTTGACAGGTAAACCGACAACGATTGCTGGGTATGGCATTACTGATGCTTTACAATTAGGTACAACATCAACGACTGCTTTAGCGGGCGATACTACTTTCGCATTTTCCGACATCACAAGTAAACCAACTACAATAAGTGGTTATGGTATCACTGATGCATTAGCAATTGGTACAACTGCTACGACAGCAATGGCAGGTAATACGACATTTGCATTCGCAGATATTACAAGCAAGCCAACAACAATTTCTGGATACGGAATCACAGATGCTCTAGAGATTGGTACTAGTTCTACCACAGCAATGGCAGGCGACACGACATTCGCATTTGCCGACATTACTTCAAAACCAACTACTATCTCTGGGTATGGTATCACAGATGCACTTGCTATTGGTACAACATCAACAACTGCAATGGCAGGAGACACAACATTTGCTTTCGCTGATATTACGAGTAAACCTACAACCATTTCTGGATACGGAATCACTGATGCGTTAGCAATTGGCACTAGTGCTACGACAGCAATGGCAGGTAATACTGCTCTAAGTGCAATAGGTGGTAGTCTTGATTTATCATCGCAAGTAACTGGAACATTGCCTGTGGGTAACATGGCGGCAACTGCACTCACGACAGTTCAAACTGCCGCAAACCAAGCCGCACAACTTGCATTGACAACTCAAGAAGGTGATGTTGTTGTTCGTACTGACGAAAACAAAACATACATGAGAAATAGTGGAACTGCTGATCCACATGATATGACGAACTTCACACTTCTTGCGACACCAACTGATGCCGTTACAAGTGTGGATGGAAATACTGGCGCAGTCACAACATTACAAATAGGCACTAGTGCTACGACAGCAATGGCAGGTAACACTACTTTTGCTTTCTCTGATATTACGAGTAAGCCTACAACGATATCTGGTTATGGAATTACTGATGCATTGGCGATTGGTACAACTTCTACTACAGCAATGGCGGGAGATACAACATTTGCTTTTGCTGATATTACATCGAAACCTACAACGCTAAGTGGTTATGGCATTACTGATGCATTGGCGAGTAACACTACATCTTTTGGTGGTTCTGCTAGTTCTATATCACTTGGCACTCATAGCGGTACAGGAACTCAAACGATCAATATTGGTGGAGCCGTTATAGGCGGTGCTAGTACTAATATTAAAAATATCTATATCGGTAATGGCGCACACAATGGCGGACAGACAAACATTTACATTGGTCCCTCAAGCAACACAACAACCGCCACGACCAACTTTTATCATGGTGTAAATTTTAACTATGGGCAAGTTAATATAAATGCTACTACCAACCCAACAAGTGGACCTAAACTTCTTGTTAGTAGAAATGGTGGATCGACTAGATCAGAAGTAACTCCTGCTACTACAGCGGCAATATTTGTTGACGATAGTTCACAGTCACTTATACAAATGGGCGCATACTGGGCAGGAACAAGTCAAATTAACTTTGGTAGAGGTCCAAACAGTAGTAATGTGGGACATGATGCAGATTTGGGCGCAATAGGATATAATAACTATTCAAATTATTTGTACTTGCGAGCCGCAGGTGCGGAAAGAATGCGTATCAATTATGCAGGTAATGTTCTTATAGGCACAACCTCAGTAGGATCATATGGTGCTAAACTAAGAGTAAATGGCAGAATAGAATGCTCAACGGGTATCACTTGTACATCTAATGGTAGTCAGTTCCAGATGGGTGGTAACTATGGTGGGGCAACTATTGAGGCTCGTAGTTATACTACTTATAGCACCTCTGCACAGATGATAATAAAACTTGCTAGTTCCTCTGGTACTGAATACGGATCAATAAAAATTGCAGGTGCGGCTACACAGTTCAACACATCATCTGATGAAAGAATGAAAGAAAATATACAAGATGCGAATGATGCAGGGGCGAAGATTGATGCTATACGAATCAGACAATTTGATTGGAAATCAGAATATGGTGGTGCCCATCAGGATTACGGATTAATTGCACAAGAATTGCAACCTGTTGCACCTGAAGCAGTATCTGAAGGTTACACCGAAGAAGATATGATGAGTGTTGACTATGCCAAATTAGTCCCGACACTAATCAAAGAAATACAATCTCTGCGAAGTAGAGTTGCTGAATTGGAGAACAACTAATGAATTTTACAATAGAACAATTAGACACAGATGCAGACAGCGGAGTAATTCAGGCACATTGGCGAGTAACCAAAACATCTGGTGACAACACAGCAGAATCTTACGGCTCTTGTGACTTTTTTCCTGACTCAACTGCTGAAGATTACATTGCTTTTGATTCTTTGACTGAAGCGAATGTAATTGACTGGGTGAGAAACAAATTAGATTTAACTGATGTCGAATCGCATCTTGATCTTGATTTAGCACAACAAGCGTCACAAACACCTAATTTACCCTGGTAATAAATTATTTTTCAAAAATGGTTGACAAAAGGTTTTATTTAACGTATAATACATAAGTTAAATAAGGAAAACTATTAGATTATGTTTGACCATGTACAGAATGATCACTATCTTCCAGAGTTAGATTGCGAAACATTAGCATCAGGAAGAACATACGTGACACCCGAAGGAAACAAATATCCTTCAATCACAACCGTCTTAGGTGAGTTATCTAAGGCAGGCATTGAAGCGTGGAAAAAGCGTGTTGGCGAAGAAACTGCTAACAAGATATCTGCGCAAGCATCGACTCGTGGAACAGCAGTTCACGAACTCGCCGAAAACTATCTCAACAATAAAGAAGATTGGTCAAAGGGTTATATGCCCGCTAATATCTTTACCTTTAATACAATTAAACCCGTCTTAGAATCTCGAGTGAACAACATCTGGGCGCAAGAGGTTCCCTTGTACAGCGATAGATTACAAATCGCTGGTCGTGTGGATTGTATCGCTGAACTTGATGGCGAACTAACCATTATCGACTTTAAAACAAGTCGCAAACCTAAAAAGAAAGATTGGATTGAAAGTTACTTCTTACAAGGTGCTTTCTACGCTGCTGCTTTCTTTGAGCAAACAGGTATTGCAATCAAAAAGACAGCGATCATTATTGCTGTCGATGACAACGAACCGCAAGTGTTTGTTGAACCAACTTTTGACTACTTACCTAAACTAAAACAGGTAAGGGAACTTTACAGGAAAAATCACTCAATTTAGGATTATATTATGAAGCATTATTTACTTGAACCTGAATACAAAAAATCTGTTGCAGAATATGATGTATTCGAAAAAACGATTGATGGACACACTTATCGTGTTGTTCACGAAGAAATATTCCGATCAGGATCATGGATTATTCATGTACCTGAAACAGAAGAAGAAATCAATGAATGGTTAAAGGATCGTGGCGAAGATCGTGAAGATTACGATAGCGTTGATGATATGCAATTTGCCCCTGCAACCGATGAGGACTTTCACGAACTTAATGATTACCCTAACCATGAATTTTTAGAAATGTGGGATGGTTGTTCAGGTGATTGGTATCTGCAAGATCCTAAGGGTGAAGTCGATGAAGATCGAGCAGAAGAGATCATTGATATGGTCACCGAGTTATGGGATGATGGTTATCATGAAAACCTTGAAGCGAATGGTTGGGAAAGTGTTGATTGTTTCCAACAAATTCATTGTGAAGTTACTCTAACAGAATGTGATGATAGTGGATATGTTTTTGACGAAGATGGCGTCTAATCCCCTCGTATGGTATGTTAAGTGGATCGCAACCATAGGTGTTATGGCTGCGGTCATCTTTCGAAGCATGGGACCTGAATGGTACGCATATGATATGTTCTTTGGGACAGCAGGAACAATCATGTGGGCATGGGTTGCAATAATTTGGAGAGACACAGCATTGATATTATTGAATGTTGTAATGAGTTTTCTATTAATAAGCGGAATTGTACAGAATATTTTATAAGGATAAATTATGTGGGTTGCTAAACCTAATTTGAATAACAATCGTGAAAACAAAGAATTTGCTGATCAACTATCAGCAGTAAAGTATCTCGAAGAAGTCACCGGATTCGAGATGGGAAAAGAGAAAGACCCTGTAACCGGTGTTGTCAGTTATGACTGGGAACTTATAGGAAAGTTGTACCAGAAGTAACATTTTTTTATAATTACGGAGATTTTAGTATGAATTTGAATGTAAACCCTGAATCAAAACAAGCACGTGTACTAGCAGCATTAGAAGGTGCATCAAAAGGCTTGACTGGTAAGCAAATCGAAGCACGTTACAGCGTAGGTAACGCTCGTGCTATGGTTAGTTCTTTAAGAATGAAAGGTTTTCCAGTATATGCGAATGAGCATACAGACACTAAAGGTCGCACCAAGACTTTTTATCGTCTAAGCACTCCAAGTCGTAAAGTGATAGCCGCCGGTTATCGTGCGCTAGCAAGCGCATAATGACGAAAGGGGGCGCAATGCCCCCTCTCTTTTTACCCGAACGAAACTAAGCAGTAAATGCTACACCACGATAAGTGTGAGCAGTTTGCGCTTTTGATTGTTTGGGAAGTTTAGTGTAAACAGCACCCCGGTAGGTCTTTTCTGACCCGCTGTTCACTTTTGAGGTTTTTACTTGTTGGCTTGCGCCACGATACATTAGCGTATTGTTCATATACTTCTCCTTGAATAGGATTGAAGTAGTCTTTTAACGCATGAACATATGCGGATCTTTAGAGCAGATCAATCTACAATAATATTTATATAAAAAATAATTTCATTTTTTTGCAAAAACCGGTTGACATTTATTCCAGATGTGCTATAATACGTGTATAAATTGAATTGAAAGAGAGAATATATTATGGCTTATGTATCCCAAGAAAAGAAAAGTTCACTTGCTCCTGCTATCAAAGCAGTCCTAAAGAAATACAAAGTTAAAGCATCTATTGCTGTTCGTAACCACTCTACTCTAGTTGTGAATATCAGAGAGGGTGAAGTTCCTTTTGATCCTGCTAGTCATTATCAAGTGAATGAATATCATTATGAGAGTCACTACGCAGACAATCCTACTCTTGTATCATTTTTGTCTGAACTTCTTTCAGCGATGAAAGGTCCTCAATATTATAACAATGATAATTCGATGATTGATTATTATGACCGCAGTCACTATACAGACATCAACTTCGGTAAGTGGGACAAACCTTACAAATTTATTTCAAAATAATTGTAAAAACCGGTTGACATTATCGCCAGATGTGCTATAATACGTGTATAAATTGAATGAGAGAATGATTATGAAGTTAGATAGTTTTGTTGATTATGTTTTATCCTTCTACAGCAACGCTGAAGATAGCGTGTACCCTGAGTACGACTTTACTGCTGATGAAGTTTACAAGGCGACACTAAATCGTCTTTCACGCAAAAAGTATGCTGACTTACCCTTCGATGGCGATTCACGAGATCGTGAGATTGTCCGTGATATTGTTCTTGCTGACCGTATGCACCACTTCAGAGCAGGTACCCTTTAATGAATAATCTTAACCAAAAATCAATGCTTGCCCGTCTACTCTCGAAAGAGAACATTGAGGTTAGACAGGGCAACTATCCGACAGCGTGGTTTGATGTTGAGAACCGTGTTCTTGGATTACCTTACTTTAAAGACGAAGTGTCTAAAGACGAAGTTGATCTGTTCGTAGGTCACGAGGTCGGACATGCACTTTACACTCCTGCTGAGGGTTGGCATGATTCAGCGACAGAAATTCCTAATGTTCCTCGCTCGGTTATCAACATTGTTGAGGACATCCGTATCGAGAAGAAAGTTCTACGTGAGTATCCGGGTCTTGTTGCTGCCTTTAAGCGTGGTTACAAGTCGCTACTGAATCGTGACTTCTTTGGCATCAAGGATGTAGACGTGAACACTCTGAACTTCCTTGATCGATTGAATCTTCATTCTAAGTCACGAGGTCTTGTTCCTGTTGACTTCTTTGAGGACGAGATTCCTTACCTTGAGGAAGCGATGCGAGTTGAGTCGTGGGAAGATGTTGTTACTGTTTGTACTAAGATCGCTGACTGGATGGATCTTAACAATGAACAAGAAGATCAAGAAAGTCAACAATCTCAGACAGAACAAACTTCTGGTCAGGATGATGAGAATGCAGGCGAGTCACAAACTAATGAGTTGCCTCAGATTCAAAATAGCGAAGAGTCTGAAGAAGAAAACGAAGGCGCTAGCGCAGAACAAACTGACGACCAAGGTGATTCTGATGACTCAGAACAACAAGGCGCAGGCACCGAAGAAAATGCACAAAGCAATGACGACTCAGAGCAACAGGTTGACCAGGGTCAGAAAAGCGATAGCGATGATAAGTCAAAGAACTGGACAGCACCTAAGCAGGTCAGTGTGACTGATGATGCATTCCGCAAAAACGAAAAGACGCTGACTGACAATGTTGCCGCTGGTGGTTTGGATGTATATGTGAAAGGCATGCCTCGCCCGATCTTTGAAGAAATTAAGATTTCTTTTGAACAGCAACAAATTGAAAGAGTCAAGCGCCATGCGAATGAGATTCACTTCCCACAGAGCAGATATGATCGCTGGTTGAAAGAGGCGACTGCCCAGGTGAATCTTCTTGTAAAAGAATTTGAGATGCGCAAAGCAGCGTATCGCACCAAGCGAGCGAGAACATCGACTAAAGGTTCTCTTGACGTTACAAAACTTCACGCTTACAAGTATGATGATAATCTGTTCAAGCAGGTGACTCAACTTGCTGATGCGAAAAGTCATGGTATGCTGATGTTGGTTGACTTCTCGGGTTCTATGTACTCAACAATTGAATCTGTTTTGAGACAGACTCTTGTCATGGTTGCATTTTGTAAGCGAGTCAACATTCCTTTTGAGGTGTATGGTTTCACCGATGCGAGTGGTGAGCAATATTATCAAACTCTTGACTTTGAAAGAGATCTGTTCAGAGATGATTCTAACATTGAAACAGGTGGATTGCAGTTGACTGAACTTGTGACTTCTCGCATGGACAAATCAACTTACGAAGAGGCGACCAAGATCTTG